AGCATCTCATATAAACACTACTTTTCAAAGTTAAAACCCATTTATCCATATAGTTTCTGATGAAAAAAAAAACCATACACATAAAAGGAAACTAAAAATAAATATATATATGGATAATGGCAGGAAGATATAAAATAATATCAAACATTAGGAAGTATTTATTAGAAGAAAATATATATACCGAGAAGGATGAATTGATTTTAATTCTTTTAGAAAATACATATTCAGATTATCTATTAGCATATAAGGAAGTTAAGCAAAACGGGCAAACCTTAAAACAAAAAGATTATAATAAAAATTTAAAAGTTGTTCCTAATCCATCTTTTAAGAATATGATGGAGTTAAGGAAGGAATTATTTAGGTTAATTGATGCATTGTATTTAACCCCAAAAAGTAGAAGATCAAATAATGATGCACCATCTGGTGTTGATAGTCCATTTGTTGATATGATGAATGATTTAAATAAAAATAATTAATAATAGGTGTTAAAAAAACTATATGATTATGTTAATGATATTGTAATTGGTAAAATTCCATCTTGTTTAGAAATAAAACAAGCCGTTCAAAGATTTCAAGATGATTTAAAAAGAACAGATATTGTTTTTGATAAACAAAAAGCATCAAACGCAATTATATTTATATCACACTTAAAACATTCTACAGGTAAACATAACAATAAAAGATTTTATTTAGAAGGTTGGCAAATTTTCATTGTTGCAAATATATTTGGTTGGTATTATGTTGATAGTGATTTAAGAAGGTTTAATGATGTTTATATTGAAGTAAGTAGAAAGAATGGAAAAACAGCATTAGCAGCAGCAATATCATTATATACATTAGTAGCAGATGGTGAAGCAAGTGCAGAAGTTATATTATCAGCAAATTCAAGAGAACAAGCCCGATTATGTTTTGATGCAGTTAGTAAGTTTTCAAGAAAGTTAGATTTAAAACAAGATTATTTAAGAATATATAGAAATGAAGTAAAGCATTTTGATAATATAATAAAGATTGTGGCATCTGATGTAACAACATTAGATGGACTAAATGCATCAACTGTTATTATTGATGAATACCATTCAGCAAAAACAACAGAAGTATATGATGTTTTGAAGTCCTCACAGGGAATGAGAGAACAACCACTATTTATTATAATAACAACAGCAGGTACATCAAAAACATCACCATGTTATCAATTAAGAAAAACAGCAAAGGAAATACTATCAGGTTTAAAAGAAGATGATAGGCACTTTATCACAATATATACATTAGATGAAGAAGATGATTATAGGAATAGTAATAATTGGATAAAAGCAAATCCAAATTTAAATATTACAGTTAAACCTACATTTTTAAAGAAAGAAATTAATAATGCCCAAAATAATGTAAGTGCTGAAACTGGTGTTTTGACTAAACATTTCAATATCTGGGTTGATACTTTAGAAACATGGATTGCTAATAGTTACATTTTAGATTCATGTAAAGAATTAACATTTGATGATATACCAGAAGATGCTGAATTAATATGTGGTGTTGATTTATCATCTAATTCAGATATTACAGCAGTTAGTTATATGTGGGTTCAGGATGATAAATATTACTTTATTAATAAATATTACTTACCTGAAGATTCATTAAACTCTGCAACAGATAAATTATTTTACAGACAACAATATAAAGAAGGTAATTTAATTTTAACACCTGATAATGTTGTTGACTACACTTATATTTTAGATGATATAATTAGGGTTCACAATCAACATTATATTCATAAACTAACTTATGATAGTTGGAATGCTACACAATTTATAGTATTGGCAAATCAATATGGATTAAGAACTATTCCATATTCACAAACAATTGCTAATTTTAATAGACCAACAAAACAATTTGAGCGTTTGGCACTCAAAAAAAATATATATATGGATAGTAATGCTATTTCTGTATATATGTTTCAAAATGTATATATGCGAATTGATAGTAATGGTAATGTTAAACCTGATAAAAGTAAAAGAAGTGCAAAAATAGATGGTGTAATATCTATGTTAATGTGTTTAGGAGAATATTTAAATAACCCAACATTAACATTACAGATAATATAAAAAGAATTAAATATGAATGAAAATATTTGGATATGAAATTAATAAAAGCGTAAAAGAAAAGAAAGAAGTTAGAAGTATATATGATAGTTATTCTATTGGTGGGGTGAATTATAGTACATATGGTTCATTTGTTAGTTCAAAAGCATTAACACTATCAGCAGTATATAGAGCAGTTAATTTAATTAGTGATGCAATTTCATCATTGCAGATGAAAATTTATACTATTGATAAAGATGGTTATAAAAAAGAAGATAATAATGATCCATTATATCATATTTTAGGGTATGAACCAAATTTCAAATTATCAAGGTTTGATTTTTTTAAAATGATTATTACCTCTATTCTTCTTCAAGGGAATGCATATATAAGAGTTTTTAGAAATCCAGATTTTAGTGTGAAATATTTGGATTTGATAGATTCTGGACGTGTTGGAATTGAAGAAGATATTAGGGGTTTCATTAAATATACAATTCAAGGTGTTAATGGTAAAGTTGATAGTGCTGATATTATACATATTAGAAATTATCCAGTATTAAATAATTTAAAAGGTATATCAACAATTACTTATGCAGCAAATTCATTAGATATATCATACAATTCTGAAACACATGCATCTGAATTTTTTAAAGGTGATGCATCAGCAGCAGCATTATTAACATCAGAGGCATCAATTACACCTAAACAGGAAGCAGAATTACGAACAAAATTTGCAAATACACAAAATGGTATAGTATTTTTAGGTAATTCAATTAATACTAACTTTCATTCATTAGGTATTTCACCAAGGGATTCACAACTACTTGAAACAAGGGCATTTAATATAATAGATATAGCAAGATTTTTTAATGTTAATCCAATTTTATTATTTGATAATACCAAAGCCACATATTCTAATATTGAAAATGCACAATTAGATTTTTTGAATACTACACTACTTCCAATTATAGAAAAATTAGAAAATGAATTTGTTAGAAAACTTATACTTCCATCACAAAGAAATTCCAAAGAAATAAGATTTGATTTATCTAATCTATTAAGAGCAGATAGTAATTCACGGGCAACATATTTTAAATCCTTATTCGAAATGGGTGTTATTTCTGCAAATCAGATTTCAAAAGAATTGAACTTACCAAAAATTGAAGGTGAAGGTGGTGATAAACATTTTATAAGCACAAACCTTCAACAAAGTGACAATTTGGTTGTGAATCAAGATAACAGTTTAGATAATAAATTAAAAAATAATTAATATGAAATGAAAGAAATAAGAACAGTTAGTAATGAATTTAGAGTTCTTCCAAAATCAAGAAAGATTGAAGGATATGCATTATTATTCAATTCTGAAAGTAGAGATTTAGGAGGCTTTAGGGAAGTTATTAAACCAGAAGCAGTTGATGGGTTACTTGAAAGAAGTGATGTATTTGCACTTTTTAATCATGATATGGAAAAGGTATTAGCGAGGGCAACAAATGGAAAAGGAACTTTAAAATTAAATGTAGATAAAAAGGGTTTAAAGTATTCTTTTATTGCACCTAAAACACCATTAGGCGAAGAAACATTCGATGCTATACAAAGAGGTGATATGTATAATTCATCATTTGCATTTACAGTAAGGGACGATGGTCAAGTATGGGAAAAAAGGGAAGATGGTGAATATGTTAGAACTATAACAAAGTTCAATTCATTACATGATGTTTCACCTGTTTTCAATCCAGCATATTCTGATACCACTGTTGCAGTTAGATCAATGGATAGTTTAAGAGCAGAAGTAGTTGAAGAAGAAGTGGTTGAAGAAGAATTGGTTGAAGAAGAAGAAGATGTTGAAGAAAAAGCAGAAGATGAAGTTGATGAAGAAGATGTTGAAGAAAAAGCAGAAGATGAAGTTGATGAAGAAGATGTTGAAGAAAAAGCAGAAGATGAAGTTGATGAAGAA